GGCCTGGGTGGCGCGGGTCGAAACCTTTTCACGCCACAGCTGCGCCAGGTCGGGGGACGCGAAGAACCGCAGTTCGCGACGGTTCCGGCGGAACTTCGTGGGAAGCGCGCGGATCAGCTGACCGAACTGGGTTGCGCCGATGTTGTTTCCTTCGGCGTCCACCACGTGCCCGCTGTCGGCCAGGCGCAGCCAGCCGTTGAACTCGGCCAGCATCGGATCCTTGATATACTGGGTGGTGCTTCCGCCCCACGGCAGCACGTCGTTTTCGATCCCCGCTTCGCCCAGCGCGTCACCGTGGATCTGCAGTTCTTCCACGTTGTTAGCGGTCTGGCGGGCCATCATTCTGATTATATGATCCTCTACGTCATCACCTTCGATATTGTACTGCACATAGTCGTCGGTGATTTCGAAGGGGACCACGTTTTTCACGGGGGACAGGCTGACCTTGCTGTGGGACACGCCCGTCCGCCCGGCCGGTTCGATTCCCTCGGAAGCCGGGTACATGACCCGCTGCCCGACACCGATCTTGTCAATGTCGAGCGTTTCCGGTCGGAACTTGACCGTTCGCGCGTTGCCCTTGAAGACGGTTTCCTCGAAGACATAGTCAATGAATTTCGAGGCTTGCACCGGATTGAGTTTCCCGGCGCTGGCAATCGCATCGGTTGCGATCACCGCTTTTTCCATGAGTTCTTCGTTGCTCGGCATGGTGTCACCCCTTTGCCTTTTGCGTTACTGTCAGGTCACCGGGCGGAAACCTGGGGAACGGGTTACTTCGCGTTCACCTGCAGGCACCCACCCCACACGCTATCGGACTTCTTCGTGTCGGTGTCGCCGGGCTGGCTTCCATCGTCGGGAAGCGAAGTCGGGACGCCGGCGTTTTCCAGCGCGTCCAGTCGCTTCCCAAGTTCCGCGATCGTCGCGTCGCGTTCTTCCAGCGACTTCTGCAGGTCGGCCACCTGGTCGGCCTGGTCGTCGGCCGGCGGGTCTTCCGACTTGTCCACCTGGGCGTCGGCGTCGGTGTCGGCCTTGTCCACTTCGGCGCGATCCACGGCCGCTTCCAGGTCGTCCAGTCCCTTCTTCATGTCGGGGGGCGGCATGATCCCGATCGCCGACATGACGTCCACCAGGGTTTTCAGGGCGGCCTTTACCGCCTTCTTCTTCGCCGGCGTGAAGCGGCCCGCCATGAACGGGGGCTTCTTGTCGTCTTCCTGCTTCTTCGCCTTGTCCACCTGGGCGTCGGCGTCGTCGGCCGGCTGATCTTCGTCCGACTTCTTCGTGTCGGCGTCGGCCTGGTCGTCGTCTTCCTTCTTCGCCTTCGCTTCGTCTTCTTCGTCGTCCGGCTTTTCGCCCGGTTCCTGCTTCTTCGACTTGTCCACCTGGTCGGCGTCGGTGTCGCCTTCGTCGGACTTCGTGGTGGACTTCGGGTACTTCTGCGCCAACGACTGAAGCACGCTGACGACCGATCCCAGTTCCTTCGTCATGGCCGGGGTTACGTCGCCTTCTTTCGCCTGGTTCGCCAGGCTGATCAGCTTTTCGGCTGACGTCCTGGCGTCCGCCGCGAAACGGCCCTTTGCCTTTTCGGTGTCCTGGTCGTCGTCCTTGATCGTCAAGGTCCCGTCGTCCTTTTCGATGATCTCCATTGGATCCCCCTGGTGGCGCTTCACGACTGTGAAGGGTTCCTGGTTCGCTGGTCTATCGACGATCGAAACCTCACGCGGCCGAATATTCGACAGGCGGAAAAGCTCCGCCTGTTCTTCCGGGGTGGGTTCCCGATCGGTGTCCTTCGTGGTGTGATCTGTCACTGCACTGGTTCCCTGTTCGCCAGTCCGCCGACAGAAAAGCCGGTCCGTCGTCCAGACCGTACAGCCTGCCACAAGTCCGTGTCAAGTATGCGAAGCGCCAGGATCCACGTGCCCGGCCTGACAGAACGGTTACCGATCGTATACCCAGTGGGTGCGCAGTAGCATTGCAACACCTTCACCTTGTCCGAAATGTCCTTGCCATGCTGGTCGTGGATCCGCATGCCGTGTTCGGCCCAGAACACCATGGCGTTGTATACGTCGTCGTCGCTGTACACGTCGTTCTGTGCATCGGGCTTCATACCACCGGCTGCGGCTTCGTCGGTGGGTTCCAGCACGATCCCTTCCACGTACCGTTCGCCTTCGTCGGACTTCAGAACTTCGAAGCCACCCAGGCCGGACGCGGTGCGCTTTTCCACTTCGTGCTTTCGGATCGTCGCTTCCGCCTGGTCGGCCGACATGGGTTGCCGATCGGTCACCCCGATCACCGTCGGTTCGGACCAGGTGATCGATCGCTTGTCGTCCGACTTGCCCACCACCAGATCGCCCACTTCGACTTCCAGCACGTCGCCGACGTTCGCGAACACTGGGGCCGGGACCGTGCACCCGATATCGGCGTACGTGTCGCCCCGGACGTTCTTGATCCCCTTCCAGGTGTCGCGGTCTTCCTTCACGATCGGTCCGATCGCACAGTGGAACGCGCCGGCGTCGGGGTCGTCGGGTGGGGTCGTCTTCTTCCAGACGATCGCCCGGACCTTCCAGGACGGATCGAAGTCGCACGCCTGGGCCGGGGTGTCGTGGTCGGGTTCGGCCTTTTCGGTCGGGACGCGGCCGGGTGCAGCGTCCGGTGTCATGGTCCACACGTCGGACCCTTCTTCTTCGGCGACCAGGGTGTGCGTTCCCTTCAGCACGTCGCCGGCGAAGCGGATCCGGACGACCGACTGGGTGCGCTTCAGCAGGGTTGCCTTCCCGCGGTCCACGACACAGATCCCCGACGTCGTGTGCTTCGTGGTGTTCAGCACGTCGTCGCCGACCTGGGCGCCGGGTTCCACGGCACCTTCGAAAGTCAGAAGGGCTTTGCTGGTACGGTGCACCTGCTTCGCTGTGATCTGCGGCGGACGGGTGGCAGGGTCGGCCTGCAGCACCCAGGTTCGCAGCCCGTCGCCGTCGTCAAGGGACAGGTGCCATTCGGACCGCAACGCGTCCTTGCTGGTGCGGAAGTCCTGCCGCGACAGGGCGAAGTCCACGACCGGCGGCGCCTGGTCCAGCCGGTCGCCCTGGTCCACGTACAACTTCCGGACCGTCCGCCGGAACTGGCCGTCCACCACCTTCACGTTGTCGTCGGTAAAGTGGCGGGACTGCACCAGGGCGTCGCGGATTTCGCGCGCTTCGCGCGGGTTGCTCGCCTTCCAGTACCGGAACTGTTCCGGGGTCACGGCTTCCAGCGTCTTCGGAATCGCGCTGTACCCCTTCGGCGGCATGGACTGGGTAGCGACCGCCCTGGGCTTCAGCACCCCGGGCAGCGCCGATTCGGTGATCGTCGCGGTCCACAGCGGGCCATCGGTGGAACCGATCTTCCGCATGAACAGGATCCCGCGAACGTCGGCCCCCTTCCCCGTCAGGAAGTATTCGTGGGCGTCCGGTTTCTGCAGGCCCAGTTCCACAGTCGGCCGGTCGGCCGTGACGAAGACGCCGGCTTCCAGGCGGGTCGCCCCGACTTCGCCCGGTTCGACCACCTGATCCTTCAGGTTCAGCCAGGCGACGGGCTGACGGGTTTTGCCCTGGACGCGAAGCTGGGACGGGGCCGCGAACGGTTTGGTGTACCGCCCACCGGCCACGCTGAACCTGTCCGCGATCCGTCGGGCCTGTTCCACCGTGTCCACGGCGGGCACGGCCCCCGCCTTCTGGTTGTTCAGGGTCCAGCCCACCAGGTGATCGTTGACCTTGATCCGGAAGTCCAGGTGCAGACTGGACCCCCGGAAGTGATACTGGAACACGGCCGGGCGCTGGGTGGCGTCCTTCGGCGGCATATCCAGGAACGGGTCCGCCTGCTTCACCAGGTCGGCCGCCATGCGGATCACGTGCAGATCGTTGCGTCGTCGCAGCACCAGGTCGTACATGGGCACGTTGTCCGTGAACGGGCCGCCCTGGTCGTCGTGCACGAACTGGACCCGGCGGGACAGCTCGGGCGGGAACATGCGTCCCAGACGGAACCGGATCGCGTGCCGCGTCGCTTCGTCGAACGGACCGCGGATCAGCAGGTCAATATCGCCCTTCGACTTCCCGTGAACGGCCACCCCACCGACCAAGTACACGGCCGGTTCCCGCAGCACGATATCGCGGACGTGCCGCAGCACTTCCGGCAGCACGACCTGTGATCCAAAGTCCTGTTCACCCCCGGGATAGATCGCCGCCGTCTGGCGTTCGAACGGAGCAAGCCACTTCTGCAGGTCACCTTCCGGTATCCCTTCGTATGCCGTCGGGTCAAGCCCCCGGGTTTCGGCGTCCAGTTCGTCGGGACCGCCGGGGTGCTTCAGATTGCGGCGCGCCATTTCGCGCAGCAGGTGCAGGTGGGCGTTGATCACGTCTTCGCGGGACTCGGCGCCCGTCGTCGTCCGGTCGGTGTACGCGAACAGTTCGGCGTGGAAGGCATGCAGGGACAGGTCCGCTTCGCGCACCTGGTCGTCGGTCCACCTGGCGATCGTCACCGGGTCGATCGACCTGGTGGACACCAGACCGATCCCGGGGACCAGCACTTTTTCCAGTTCGTCGGGCAGGTCGTCCAGGTCCAGGTCACCGTCCGCCTTCGACAGATCGTCCAGCATGTCGGGCAGGGCTTCCAGGTACGCGATCGCTTCGTTGACCGCCTTTCGTGCGTCGGCCGCTTCCACGGGGATCGACGATACCAGGGGAAGCAGGACGTGCAGCAACTGTTCGGCCGCCGCGGGGAACGCTGACGGAACTTCGCTTGCTTCGTGCCCACCAGTCACCTTGATCGCTTCCAGGTGGGACAGCAGATCAGACAGGACCGGGCCGAAGTTCCGCAGGACACCGATCCGCTTCGGGTCGTTCGTCAGCCTGGCGGCCCGGTCCACGAACCCGGGTACCTTGTGCGCCAGGCTGTGCGCCAGGTGCCGGGCCTGCGCCACCAGTTCGCCGGGCTTCGGGGGATCGGGTTCCGGCTGCTTCGCGGCTTCGGTCGGGGCCGGTTCTGGTTCTGCCTTCTTCGATCGGTGGGGGTCCATGCACCGCATGATCAGGAACCCATCGGCAGCGTGCAACAGGTTGACCTTGCCGAACGCGCGCCGCAGTTCGGCCGCCAGTTGTTCCGGCGTGAAGCCCCGCTGGAACGACCCCGACCTGGTGCGGATCCCGTCGTGTTCGGGGGTCCCCTTCGTGCCTTCCAGGTCGGCGGGGGTCCAGACGACGACCAGGGCGCGGCCGTCGGGCTTCGTGGCGCCAGCGATATCGGCGATCGCCGCGCGTCTGGCTTCCGGTGGCAGCACGTTCAGCACGTACGACGACAGCACCGTGTCGTACTTGCGGCCCAGTTTGTCGCGGCCCGGGGCGAAGTTCGGATCGTATTCGGTAACGTTGTCCACACCCCGGGTTTCCCGCATGCGGGTTGTGTCGTGGTGCGCCTTGCCCGACCCGTGGTGCAGCACGTCCCCCTTGATCCATTCCCAGGCACACGCCATGCGGACCGGGGCCGACGTCCCTTCCCGTTGCCGGGCGGTCCGGGCGGACGCCAGGACGTCGGCAGCGGACTTCGCGGACAGGTGCAGCACTTCGGGGTGCGCGGTCAGGATCTGCCCGATTTCAAAGTCCGTGGGCGGGTCGTGGCGGACTTCACCCTGGGCCGGGTACATGGCACCGCCGTCGTCCAGGGCAGGGGTCGCGATCGTCTGCTTCTGTGTGTCGGTCATGGGTCACCTTCAGGTACTGGTCCGGGGCACCGTCGCAGGGACCGGTGCGTTCCGGCGCTTGGGTATCTTGGGGCGCGGTGCAGGCCGCGTCCTAACCTTCGGCTGGTCCGGGTTCACCACCGGACCGGGCACAATTTCCGCCACGCAACGGCAGTGGAAATGATACGGCGGCAGTATCATATTGTTTTCGGTCAGGGTCCGGGTGCCGCGGGTACCGGCCCCACGGGGTATCCCCAGTCCCTTGAACTGTGACACCTTCAGCCAGGGCTGCGCCGACCGCACCCCGCCTGGTGTCGTCGCCCCCAGGATCGCGTCCATCTGGCCAGACGCTACACGTAGCGGAAACCGCTTTCTATTCATGGTGTTACAACGATCACAGGTGCGTTCGTCACTGGGGTTCAAGATCTCGATTTGCCGGACCCCCACCCGACGGAAGGCGTCGATCGATCCGGCGGTCCGGGCCGTCGTCGCAGCGTTCGTCGCCAAACCGTCGTGGTACGTCGCAGCCGTACCCTGCCACCCGGGCGGGACTGGACCAGCGGCGTCGGGCCGTACGTAGTCGGCCGGCACCACGTCCAGTTCCCGTTCTAGGGCTTCGCCCAGTTCCTTCGCCGCGTCTTCTCCGGTCAGCCCCTGGCGCACGATCACATCGCGGGCCGTCCAGGCGATTCGGCGCGACAGGTTCTTGTCGTAATGATCGCCAACCCAGAAGACCTGGTGCCGGTTCAGGCGGTTGATCGCGTTGACGTCTTGCAGGTCGAACGTGGGCGCGATTTCCAGGGGGGTCGCCGCCTTTTCCACTCCGGGCAGTTCCGCCGGCGGAAGTGGCGGATCGATTTGTAGGGGCACCTTCGACGCGCCCAGGGCACGGCGCCAGGCGGCCCGCTTCCCCAGGGCGTAGAAGTGGGACACCTGGGACGTGATCGCCTTGATCGCCGCGTCGTCAAAGGCGTCCTTGTACGCCTTCCTGACAGCAGCCAGGATCGATCGAAGGGGTCTGCCTGCCCTGGCTGCGGACTGGGCCGCCCTGATCGCTTTGCGGGACGCCTTGATATGGAACTCGCCCAGGGCGCGGCGCAGTTCCGCTTCGCGGATCAGGATCTCTTTGAACTCGGGCGGGCCCGCAGCCTTCAGCACGGCCAGGCGCGACAACGCGAAGTCGGCCGCGTGCTTTTCCAGGTCGTGGTCCGCCATGCACACGTCAGTCGCCCTGTTCCGCCCAGTGGACGGCGCGCTGGATTTCGGCCTGGGCGGCGTTGCCGATCCCCACCAGATCCATGATCGTCGCCTGCCGCCATGCCTTCGCCACTTCGTCTTGCGCCGACGGCTGGACCGGCGCGACAGTCTGCCCGATTTCCGTGGGGCCCGCGGTCCCGCCGGTGTTCTTCACCCGGTCGGCCATGGTCAGGCTAAACGGCTGGTCCGGATCGAACTTCGACGGGTCCAGATCGGGGATATCCGCTGCATTCTTGAACACGTCTTCGATCACCAGGCGGGCGAGGCGCGGTGTGACACCACCGGTGCGTTCGCCCTGCGCCAGCATTTGGATCAGCTCTTTGTTGTCGGTGACGTTCGGGGTCCGGGATTCGAAACGCCAGTACCTGATCCCCAGGTCGGTTAGGATCAGGTGGTTGATCGTCCAGTCCACTTCTGTCCGTTCCGGCCCGAACACTTGCTCGTCGGCCAGTTTGCGACCGGCTTCTGTGTTCGCCTTCGTCACTTCGGCTTCGGCCCCGACGAAGATCCGGGGGATCCGGAACGACCGCCGGATCGCGTCGCGACAGTTCCCGACGTACCCCTGGAACAGCGCGTCCCGCAGCTGGACGTCGGTCATGGGCTTGATATCGATCCGCACCTGCCCGCTGTCTTCCCCTTCCACGTCGCCTTCGGCTTCGACGACCAGGAACCGGGACATATTGTCGTCGGACTGTAGGATCTCCGCGTACGTTTCGATCCGCTTGATCGTGGCTTCGGTCAGCATGCCATTCGACACGGCGAACACGGCCGACGGAACGTTGTTGTTGCTGATCGTGGTCAGGTTGATTTCGCCGGCCTTGCGTTCACCCAGGATCGACAGCAGTTCCCCAATGTACCGGGGGATACCGTACGGTGACCGGGGCGAGTAGATCCGGAAGTGGATCACTTCGTTCGCCCGGCGCCCTTCGGGCATGGGCTTGTTCGTGCCCTTCCAGTTGTCCACTTCTTCGGGTGGCACGTAGTCCCCGGTTTCGTTGTCCATGACCCGCGGATCCCCGAAGGACTTGAACCAGCGGATCTTGCCGATCCGCCGGCTGACCATTTCCCGAAGTTCGCCCTGACGTTCGCGAAGCAGCAGGGTCTGTCCCTGGGCGAACGCTCGGAACCGCTTGTACGTCGGGACCTGTTCGATCTGGAAGTCGTTGTCCACGATCTGGATCACCGGGACGTTCACCTGGGTGAATTCCTTGTCTTGGATCCCCAGACGTATCTGATACGACGGCAGCTGCTTCAGTCGCATGATCCGCTTGCCCTTGCGGGTCCGGATCACTTCCCAGTACGCGTTCCCTGTCGCTTCCAGGTCGGTCCGCGTGTTGCGTCGGTGGGCCGTGAACGACACGTCTAGGGCGATCGATTCGAACAAGTTTTCCAGCAACACCTTTTCGAACTTGGCCCGCTTCTTCACGGCGTCCGGAACCTTCGTGTCTTCGATCCCCGTAAACCGACTGACCAGGCGGTGCCCGAAGCCTTCGATATTGACTTCCATGGCTTCAATCGCCCGGGACAGCTCACCCGACAGTTCCGGGAACCGGGACAGGGTGGTCAGGTTGTACGGGGGCGGGACAAGGCGGTCAGCCCATTCGGTCCAGACTTCGGATTCCGCCAGGGTGCGCGATGCTTCGGCCGGAGTGTCCTTGTCGGGTTCGACGCCCACCTGCTTCTTCGTCTTCGTCGGATGCCCGATGATCGTTGCCTTCACCATGCGCTGCGCGCGGCCGACGGCCTGCCCCGCTTCCTGATCGACGTTCGTTGCCATGTCGTCCCCCTGCTAGATCACACCGGGTTCGCGTTCCCGACGTTTCCGCCTTTTGTATCGCACAGCGCGCACTGCCAAGTCCAGCGCGTCGAAGGCGTGATCGTGGTCACCGTCCGGAAACCCCACCAGTTCTTCGATCAGCTGGTCCAGTCCCTGGGTAAAGATCACCTTGCCCGCTTCGAACTTCGCTGCCAGGTGGGCGGCGCGCTGGTCCTTCGACCTTTTCTGAAAGGCTTTGAAGATCGGAAGCCCCTTGCGCTTGCGCTTCACTTCGTCAACCAGCACGGCCTGGTACTGCTGGGCTTCGATCAGGAACTTCGCCACGTCGTGCCGTTCGGCCAGTTCGATCACCCGGGTCCGCTGCTGCACGAATTTCAGCCGGCCCGCCACGTGGTCGATCACGTAGTATCGATCGGTCACCTTGTCATACCGGATCACGACCAGTTCGAACAGGTCCGCTGTTTTCTTCAGGCTAGTTGCCAGGTCGCCGCCGCCGTACGCCGGCAGGCCGTCGGGCACCTGGTCATGCGGGATCACCCGGATATCGTCCCACTGGAACACGCCGCCGCCCACCATCTTTTTCGCGTCGCACAGATACTGCGTGGCGAAAATGATCGATCCCATTTTCGTCCGCAACGCCAGCAGGAAGGACACCGGGAACTTGTCCGGCCATTCGGCCACCCACCCGTCGGTGTTGTTGCCCCGCATGGCGGGGATCACCAGGGTCCGGGGGCCGTCCATGTCGGACTTGCGCAGGTGGCCGTACAGGTCGGCGGGGTGGTGTGGGACCCCACGGACCGCCAGGGCGCCGCCGGGTTCCAGGGTCGGCAGTAGCGTCTTGTAGAAGAACGTGTGCACCTTGCGCCGCATATGGGCGGTCCGGGATTCCGATTCGGACACCAGGTCGTCACAGATCAACACGTCATAGTGTCGGGACTCCACAGCGCTGTCCAGCCCGACCGTGGTGATCGTCGGTTCCTTCGGCTGCTTCGTGCGACCGGCCACCTTGATTTCGTCTTCGTCCCACTTCGCCCCGACCTGCGGCCCGAAGATCGCCTGCACCTTGTCGGATTCCAGGTGCCCCTTGATCTCTGACAGGAACGCCTTTGCGTTCGTGTGCGACTTCGACGCGATCAGGATCCGGACGTCGGGATCCTTCAGGACGCGCCAGACGGAATATGCCACCGTGACGATCGTGGACTTGCCGCTGCCGCGCCACCCCAGGACCAGGTTACCGTCCGGGAACCGCAGGGTGTGCTTCAGCATGCGAAGGTGGTGGGGCGCGACTTCGTATCCCAGGACTTCCGTACACAGCAGATCGATCCGGTCGTATTCCAGGATCTGGCGTCGCAACAGGTCGCGTTCTGCCCGTTCCAGTTCTTCGGCGGTTTCGACCAGTTCCCGGCGGGTGTTCCGGTCGTGCGCGGTCGCCGTTGTCACTGGTTACCCCCTTCGAAGTCGTCGGCGCAATGCCTTGATCCCCTTGACCGCGGCCGACGTCTTCGACTTTTTCGGCGACGGTGGCGCCGGCGCGGCCGGTATTTCGATCACCCGCGCTTCACCGTCTTCGCTGTCGTCAGGCAGGTCCAGCAGGTGGGTATCGTTGCCACGGGTCGCCAGTTCACGGATCCGGCGAATCCTCTGGTTGATATACGTCCGCAGTTCGGGGTCGGACATGGACCCGACCAGGTGCACCGACTTCTTCGGTTCACGCTTGATCAGCCCCAGGGTCTGCCCCAGCTTGATCGTCCGGTCCCACAGGTCTTGTTTCGCCTTGATCGCGCCCACCAGGGCGGATCCTTGCTTGCTGTCGTGGAACTGCTCGATCAGGTCGTCCAGGGCTGCCACATTGTCTTCGGTCCGCAGGCAGTATTCAACGAAGACGTCTTCTGACCGGCGGCCGACGCGGGCCCGTTCTTCTTCGGCGAACAGCTCGGCCTGCAGACCGGACAGATAGCCGGTGGTCCACCCGGTCGCTTCCAGGATCCGATCAACGGTCGTGCCCTGCGCGATGAACACGCGCAAGGCCGCGACGTCGTGGCGCCGACTGGACATGCTGCCCCCTTTCTAGTCGAACGCGATCGCCATGCTGAACAAACGATCCACCCACTGTCCGACTTTGATCGTCCCGGTCTGGGGGACGTTTTCGGCGTCGGTCCCGGGCGACTGGTCCACGACGGCTTCGTACGTGTCGTCGTCGGCGGGACTGACGATCGTGGACGTGTCGAAGTCGTGGTGGTAGTTTCCGGGCGCGTTCGTGGCGTCGGTTTCCGTCATTTGCTGCTGTCTGGTGGTCCAGCCGGCCGCCTTGAACGTGTTGTCCGCGAAGTCGAACCACTGCCCGTCGCTGTCGCGCCGGATTGACAGCAGTATGTCGGTCTTTCCGGTCAGGGGGACGTACGTCCCGGCCGATACGCCCATGATCTGGGCGTTGATCCGTTCCGTGTCCCCAGTCTGCACGCGTACGCTGGTCATGACTGCACCTTTTCCCCGTTCAGCAGGATCAGTTCGTCGCCCAGGTCGGCCCCGAAGGGGTCGGGCACGGCTTCGGCCGACAGGAACTTGTATAGCACCGACAGATCCCCGTCTTTCATGCCCAGGCCCGGTTCAGGGGACATGGCGGAAAGCCTGGACCAGCCGTCGTACGGCTGCACCGTACCATCGCAGTCGTCGCCCAGACACGCCGAACCGAAGAAGCGGTGCCAGTTTCCGCACGTGTCGCACCTGCCCAGCGCCTGGTCGTTCGCCAGGGGGTGCTTTCCGTCTTCGATCTTCAGTTCCAGGGCTGCGGCCCCGGTCACGGGGTGGACGACCTGGTGGGGTTCACCGCCCCCGGGGCAGTACCCCCACACCACCCACACTTCCGTCCAGTGGGTCCCCAGGCAATAGTTGTCTTCGGTCTTCCAGGCCGCGATCTTCGCCAGGTCGATCGTGGTCGTTTCGAACGGCTGTGCCAGTCGTACAGGCATGGTTTCCCCCTTGCAGGGCGCGTTCGTACACGCCCACAGTCTGCTTCGCTACTTCGTTCCAGTCAAACGCGCGGGCCCGCTTCAGACCCAGATCGCGCAATTCGTTTCGGATCCGTGCTTCTTCGCACATTGACAGCGCGGCCTGGATATCGGCCGCGCTGTCGGGCCGAATGATCAGGGCGTATTCATTGCCCTGGGCGTCGTTGACGATTTCCCCCAGGCCGTCCACTTCAGTCGCGATCAGCGGGGCGCCGCTGGCCATGGCTTCCAGCGCCACGATCCCGAAGGGTTCGTGCACCGACGGCATGATCACGACGTCGGCCGCCGCGTACAGGTCGAACAGCGCCTGGCCGGTCTGGAACCCGACCCACCGCAGCCGGTCGGGGTGGCGTTCGGTCAGTTCGCGGATCCGCTTCGTGACGTCCCAGGCGTCCACCTGGGCCTTCG